GCGGGAAATCCCAAAAAACGATTGGAGGCCGAGGTGCTTTTGAATCCGTGGCCGACACCAGCAGCAAGGGATTACAAGGGAGCCAGCGGTTGGGGACGGCAAGAGAGGAAGGGGTTCCCAGAGGACTCACTCCCGAATGCAGTGACCAATTGGCCGACACCATCTGCTCACGAAGCGAGACTGGGATACCAGGATCGGAGCGACCCAACCAAGAAGGGAACTCAGGAATCACTGACAACTGTGATAGTGAACAAGGAGGGTGGCAGATCGGTATGCACTGGCCACCTGAACCCGGACTGGGTCGAGTGGTTGATGGGTGTGCCGACCGGGTGGACAGGATTAGGCTCTTGGGAAACGGAGTAGTACCGCAAACGGCGGCTAAGGCCTGGACAGTATTAAGCGAGAGATTAAGATGAGTGGCAAAGGCAGTAAGCAGCGGCCTACAAACAAAGCATCATACGATAGTAATTACGATGCAATATTCAATAAAGACAAAACCCCACAGGAGAAGAAAGATGACACAAAGAGAAAGAATCCTAAATTACCTAAGTGAAGGCAAAGAGTTAACCAGGTTAAACTGCTGGGATGAGTTGGGAATACTAGAAGCTCCGGCAAGGATAAGTGAGTTAAGGTCGAAAGGGTATTCCATAGTAACTGATATGATTAAGGTTACTAATCGCTATGGAGAAGCGGTCAAAGTCGCCAAATGGAGTATGCCAAATGATCACTAAATGCGGCAGTGAGTGGGAGCCAACACAGGAGATGATGCAGGGGTGGGCTAAGACCTGCCCCGACATCAACGTCCAAGGTCAGTTAGACAGGATGACAATGTGGTGCCAGGCTAACAAGGCTAAACGAAAAACTATAGGCGGGATGTTTAAGTTCGCCAACACTTGGCTAGATGGTGAGCAGTCAAAGGCCGCCAGAGCAAAGGCCTCCGGCCAAAAGAAAAAGAATAGTATGAGAGCGCAAGGTATAGATGCAAACCTGACAGACATCACCTGGCTGCCTGATGAAGACAAGCATATGATGCGTAGCTTCTATCTACAGAAGGTCGGCTTCTACCACTATGACGGGAAATTCTATGAGCAATAAACCAAGCAAGTTTACGCCTTTTAAGGGCGATCACCCTTACTTTAAAGATGGCGTGGCTTACTGCCACATGGACTATTCTAAGTGGACGTTTGATAACGATCCAATGAATGGAGTAATTAAATCGACTATCAGTGGTCGCTTAAAGGGTAAGAAATACTGTGAACCTCATCACTTATTGCCAGTAGTAGACTTTGCTCAACAGAGTGAGGCCGCAAAGAAGATGAGAGGTTATTGCAGGGAAGCTAGGCTCAGAGTGTTAAACGCTCCTAGGCTAGAGACTAAGTCTGAAGAGTTATCGATGAAATGGCTAAGTACAAAGCTAACAACAATAGACCCTAATTATAAGTTTAGCAGGTGATTGGTCATGCCAGAACAATATACTGTCAACAGTGATCATAAATTAATCAGCTATAAAAAGTTTGTCGATGACATGTACAATCAGCACAAGTATGTGACTTTCTACTACAAGCTAGGCAAGCCAAGAACACTCAAACAAAATGATGCTATGCATTCGTTTTTCACCGACATAGCAGATCGATGCAATGACGCTGGGTACTGGTTTATAGTTAATTGCTCTATCTTCAAGAAGGAAATACAGGTTCCCTGGACGCAAGACAATGTTAAAAAGTTCATATGGATGCCTGTTCAATCTGCGTTATATCCTAGTAAGTCAGAAAGTACCCGGCAACTAGATACAACAGAAGTATCTATGGTCGCCAGGACTGTCATGGATCATCTGTCTCAAAATCACTCAATTTATGTTATATTTGGTAAAGATCAATGACTTACGTAATTACAGGGCGGAATCATGTCAAAGATAGACCCCAGGGTATTAAAGGAGTTTGCAACCACGGAAAGGCATCACCAGGTACTCGATGCAGTAATTGAGTTAGGATCGGCTAACAAGGCATCTAAGAAGTTAGATTGTAGCAGGCGAACCGTTGACGTTATGCTTAGGCGGCTAGAGAAGTATGCAGCTACTCAGGGCATAGCTCCGCACAGAGACCTAACTCACCAGACCGCAGAGGGCTTTGAAGCAAAGCGAATATCTACTGCTTACAAAGAAGATGGCTCCCAAGCCTTGCAGTGGGTTATACAGGAGAGAGCCAAAGGTTTAAGCAGAGATCAAATTGTAGACGCTATCGAAGGATTCGAATGGAAGCCAGCCCCAAAGATCAAAGCTGCTAAGGGCCATGACTCAGAGCTACTTACCCTTTACACCTTGACGGATTTCCACTTGGGCATGTATAGCTGGGCCGCTGAGACTGGCGATGACTGGGATATGTCCATAGCAGAGCATGAGGCACTGTCTGCAATTACTAGAATGGCTGATGGTTCACCGAATAGCGAACTTGCGATCCTTAACCTGCAAGGCGACTTCCTGCACTGGGATGGCCTTTTACCAGTTACTCCAATTTCTAAACACGTTCTCGATGCTGACACCAGATACGGTAAGCTGATCGAGATGGCGTTGTCAGTGACCATGCAATGCGTTGAGATACTGTTAACCAAGCATAAAGCTGTAAAGATAATAGTCTGCGAGGGCAACCACGACGAAAGCGGCTCTGCGTGGCTTAGAAAGGCAGCTAAGGTTATCTACAAAAACAACCCAAGGCTAGAGGTAGACGATACCGAGTTTCCATACTACGCCCACCTGCATGGCGAGATAATGCTGGGCTTTCACCACGGACACAAAAAGAAAATAGGCGCATTGCCTGCGGTGTTTAGCTCAGACGCTAGATACAGGTCAATGTGGGGACAGGCTAAATACTGCTATATCCACACAGGTCACTACCACCATCAAGAGCAAGTAACTGCCGAAAATTCAGGCGCGATAGTTGAGAGGCACCCAACGCTGGCTGGGGCTGATGCTTATGCGGCTAGGGGTGGTTATGTAAGTTGGAGGGCAGCACATGCTATTACCTACCATTGCAATACTGGCGAGCATAGCAGAAAGACCGTCGTGCCGAGCTTAAAGGATGAGTAATGTTATTAATTTCCCCACGACTGGAGTCACTGCTGCTAAGTCTTTCTGTAAGTGTGGTAACGGTCTTGAGTATTGGATTGGCAATGATGGCAATGCTTACGGGATTTGCCCTCATTGCAACATTGGGATGCCTTGTGAAATTGATATACTTGAAGAAGAGGACTACGAATGAAAGCACTAGAAAATCAAGTAGGTGGCGACCACTACAAAAAGAAGTCGATACAGCCTATTGAGTACATAATGGCTAATGAGATGGATTTCTGTGAGGGCAATGTTGTGAAGTACATTACTCGCTGGAAGGATAAGGGCGGGGTAGAGTCACTTAGAAAGATAAAGCACTACATTGACTTCCTGATCGAGCGAGAAATCAAAGATGACTGAGCCAGCGTACAAGTTTACAAATTACCCGTATAAGTCGCCATTTGTAAACCATCCTTTGTTAATTGAGTACACTATTATAAGCCATGAACTTACCCTTCCTGAGATGCTGGAGCATATACAGTCATTCCTGCAAGCATCTGGCTATGACTTTACCGACAAATATTTGGATATAGTAGATGCCGAAGCGTAAAAAGACCACTGTAGCTCAGGAGGTAGAGAAGGCCGCAAAGCTCCTACAGCGTCTTGTGCGTCTGAAGGCAAGCGATGATAACGGATACTGCCAGTGCGTTACTTGCGGCAAGATAGACCACTACAAGGCCATGCAGGGAGGTCACTTTATCCCTAGAGGCAGGACTGTATTTAAGCTATTTGAGGAAAACATCCACCCCCAATGCCCTAGCTGCAACCTCTGGGGCATGAAGCAAGCGCACTATGTTTTACGATATAGGCAGTGGATGGCAGATACCTATGGGGAGCGCAGAGTTAAAGCTATGGAGCGTTTAGCCTGGAGGGCATCCCCCAAGTTTAACCGGGAAGAGGTGATACAGTTTGCGCGTGAGCTGAAGGAGCAGGTTAAAGAAGAGGAATGGCGCATAGGGGATATGTAACAAAAAGGTTTACTTTATTCCACAGTTATGAGATTCTATACCCTCATTGAACAAACAAAGGGTAAAAAAATGGAATTAGATGATATTTTTAAAAAGTCAGCGACTCACTTATTAAAGCAAGGCAAAACGTCTTCGATCCCTAATTTAGATGGTATGTGTGCTTACAGGGGTGAAGATGGGGCAATGTGCGCTATTGGTTGCTTGATTGATGATAGCGCCTATGACTTTGTCATAGAGGGCAAGTCTGTAGATATGCCAGAAGTTGAAATGGCATTGAGGGCTAGTGGTATAAATTTTGATGATGAAGACAACTTAACTTTTGATCTCTTACAAGACCTGCAATACCTTCACGACGAGACTGATCCAAAATTGTGGCTACATAAGTTGCATCTCTTATCTGATCGCTATCAGTTTAAAATGGTGGAGGTGTAAAGATGGATATTAGGCAAAGAGAAGAAATCGCTGCTGCGCGCAAAGATATGGTGCTAGGTATGTTGATCTTAACGGCAATCGCGATTGTCCATAACATGTCATTTAACGACTGTATGAATCTGGGGGTGTGCTAATGAGCTATCATGTACTGGATGAAATAGTTGGGTTGATTCGTGATGAAAAGCCTATGTGGGAGGGCGAGATCATGGAGCTTACTGACGATGCTCGCGACGCGATTACATGCACCTGGCTGCAATCGCATAAAACCTGGGCTGATGACATTTTCCCCCATACCATTAGCGATAGATATGACTTCGCCTTAGCAATGCTCTACGGCCCGTATGGATCGTCAGGGATGATGTCTCAGATGTTAGTAGAGGCTGCTGAAAGGAATGCTAAGGATGTAGACGGTGATGCCTATTTTTCTGAGGCGCTTGATTGGTTTGATGAGCTTATATTTAAAGATGATCTTATCGAGACAATGAGAGATCGTATCTATCTATACTGTGAAGGAACTCTTCACGAAGCTGTGCAAGATAGTTACATCGATATGATCCACCAAGAAAAGATAGACATGGGGGTTCACTAATGGACGTTAAAACGCTAATTGATGACGCTAACAAGTTTGCTGACCAGGCGATAAGGCGCTCTAAGTTTCAGTCTTTAGGAATCAGTATGAGAGAATGGCTGACTGAGCCAGTGATAGTTTATAGGTTACACCTGCTAACTATGACATCTTTATTGTTTCTGTTTATTGGGTATGAGATACTAAATTACTAGCCGAAGGTTAATTGCCTTTTCCCGCCAGATTGATCTACTGGTGGCTGAAATAAGATCAGGCCAAGGCTCCTTTGCCTTTGACCCAGACTAGCCCCCTGGGGGCCGATAAGGGCTACTATTTTCTAGGCGCGTTCCATGTCGTTGCGAGCCTAACCCTCAACCCCTCAGACCGATTTTTACTTGGCTGGGGGGTTTTTTTATACATTACAATGTACATTGCAGTATGCATTTTTGGTATTTATGGAATCAGTAGAATGCATTTCAGGTATGACATAATCTTCTATACAATGCCGCTCTAATACACCAACAGGGGGGCAAACAGTGATAATCTACATGATAGTTTTCGTGATTCTATCTCTCACAGCGGTAGCTGCTGACGACTTAATATAAACAGAACATTCCTTTTATAGACATAAATGCTTATAATACCCTCACATTACCAAGAGGGGATGTCATGAGCGTAGTAAAACTATCTAAAGTACTTGGAGATTGTCATGACTGGGAGCTGACCGATCAGCTTACCCGGTTTGACGCAATCGTTGATTCTATGATGACTACTGATGTCGCCAGGGATAAGCTGCGAGAAGAGCTTATTGATTGGCAGGACGAGGTAGAAAACATGGTCGAAGAGCTATCAGCTCATCAGCCGTATGAAGGATTTAGGGAATTCGCTGCAATGGCTGAAGACCTATTTGGAACGGAAGTTTGATATAATCGGCTCAGAGGGCTGGTTATGATAAGAATAGATTCGGATGAAAATGTGCATGATGCTGATTTAGATTTGGTTGAGCGGTTTGCAGAAGCCCTAATAGATCAAGATACAGTAGCTATGCAGGAAGTTCTATATCTGCTAGATGAGCGTATGTCAGGTGACTGCGTTTGTCTGGCTGTCGATTGCGTTTGTGGCACTTGGTCTTGAAGGCTATTCCACGGCTATCCCATAGTTACAGTATTGGATCATTCTGATGGCTAGTTTCGTATTTAAAATAGAGCAGTTCGAGCAGTCCCTCAATCAGTTAGAGAAAGAGCAGCTACCTTTTGCCCTTAAAAACACCATGAACGATTTGGCTTTCGGAATGCAAAGGCAGATAACAAAGGAAATGGACAAGTATTATGAGGGCGGCGCTACTCGATGGAGTAAGTCAGGTATAGGTGTCTATAAGGCTAGTAAGAAAAGACTGTATGCTGCTGTATTTACCAGGGAAAACAGAGAATACCTGGCGACTACAATATTTGGTGGTGTAGTAAATCCATTCCCTGGGATGGACTACTTGGTCAAGCCAGCGAATCAGAAGGTAAATAAGTACGGTAACATCCCTAGAGGGTCTCTCAAGAGAAAGAGCCAGAACAAAAGTAAGTACTTTGTTGGCAAGCCTAAAGGGTCAAAGCGAAGCCAGCCTCACGGTCTATATCAAACCTATAAGCGCAAAGCCCCTAAGTTAATTATCGATCTAAGCGATAAGAGCCGATACCAGAAGGGCTTCTTTCCTGCCCCTAAGATCGCCACCAAGTACTTTAAGCAGCAGAACCATAAGATGTTCATGAAGAACTTCAGGCATGCGATGAAGACAGCCAGGCCGCTATCTCAACCTACTGGTTTCTAAACTATCCCACGGTTACAGCTTTAAACTATTCCACAGCTACAGTTTTAAACTATTCTATCTACACCCCCTTGACCTGGGGGTGATTCTTTGATCCTGGAAGCTATCCCATAGCTACAGTTTTAAACTATTCCACAGCTACAATTTTCGGCTATCCCGTGGCTATCCCACGGGTACAATATTGGGAGACTTTGGGGGCAAAAATCTACGCAGGCCAGGCGCGGCGCGGCTTGCGGCTATCCCATGGCTATCCCACGGATACAGTATTGGGCGAGTTTAGGGGGTCGAAAATGCTCCAGGCCAGTGCTGGCGCGGGTTTCAGGCTGTTGGGCCGGTGAGGATCGGGGCAAAATTGCGGAAGGCCGGGCAGTTTTTTAGAATAGCTGGGCAAAAAGGGGAAAAAGGCGCAAAACACCAATAAAAGGCCAATAAATAAACAAAAAGAGTGTTATTTGTGCGGATACTGTGCATATAATGGGCGCAAGCCGGAATGACCCGGCCCATCAAAAAAAAGGGTTTTATTATGAAATGTTCAAATAATAACGTATTACAGGGCGATTTTGATCGCCGCAAAAGAGAATCGAACGCCGCGCAATATATTGCGCTAAAACAATTTGAGAGGGCGCAGGATCGCGGTTTTATTTGGGATGGTTTCATGATTTCGGCGGTCGTTTTTATTGGCGTATTGGGTGGTCTACTCATTACCTTAATGGCGGGAGCGTAAAAAATGAAATTATTATCTATCAATGCAAGTAATACCAAAATTAAGAAGACGCAGGAAAAGGAATTTATTAAGACGCGTTTGGCCTCACTGTCTCTATACCCGGACAATAAAATTTGCCCCGGAAGTGTTGCGGCAAAATGTCAGGATGGGTGTTTAGTATCTGCCGGTCGCGGTCGATTCGATAATGTGGCAAATGCCCGGCGCGCTAAAACTGAATATTGGCATAATGATCAGGCCGGATTTCTGGCGCAATTGCGTAAAGAACTGGCCAATTTTGACAAGCTATGCAAGCGCCAAGGGGTGCGCGGTGTTGTTCGACTCAATACTATTTCAGACATAGCATGGGAACAATATGATATCCCGCAAGCATTCCCTGACCTGAAATTTTATGACTATTCCAAAAGGGTAAATCGCATCGGCAAAACGCCCGCAAACTATGACTTAATGTTCAGTTATTCCGGCGCGCCGTCATATAAAAAACAGGTCGAACAAATGCCCGCCGGTTATCCTATGGCCGTTGTGTTTAGGGATTCATTACCGACTCACTTTATGGGCCGCCCCGTAATCGACGGCGATAAATCAGACCTAGATAATTTACGGTCGGGGCATTCTGTGGTCGGTCTATTGGCCAAGGGTAAGGCCAAAAAGGACGAAACCGGGTTTGTAGTTGATTCTAATCTGATCGCAATTGGGGGCTGATAATGCTTACATTAACAAAAACAGAATGGGTAGAGACATATATCCACATAGCGCAGGAAATCGGCGAGCGATACCATTGTTTAGTTGATTTTGATTCCGATGAATGGGTAGAGCTATGCAATTTTGCCGAGGGAATCATGCACTCAGCCGGAATAAATATGGGGGAGGTTGCAGCATGAATATGCATATGCTTTATGACAGGTTTTGCCTGTCCTATAACCTCACCAATAACGAGTGGTGGGTACAGGATAGATTTGAACATATTGGCGCTTATAGTCGATATTCTGAAGCGCTTGTGGCGATAAACGCGCGCCTTACAATGGAGCGTACAAAATGAATGACGCACTAAAGCAATATAGAAAGCGCGAAATGGCAAGAAATAGGCGCGCAGATATGGATAGAATTACCCGCGACATAGCAAAGGCGCAGTTTGACAGGGAGAATGAACGCGACCATGTCATATGCTCAATTAATGCAACACTTGCGGCCCTAGCGATAATCGGGGCCTTTACCCTTTACGCAATCAACTCCTAGTCAGTACCCTATTAAATGCCCCGCTTTATGCGGGGTTTTTTTTGCCTGTCATAAATGCCCGGCCAATACCTGGCCAGCCCATAGCCAATACCCGGCCAGATCGTCCAACAATACGCCCCCCAATACCGGCCAGGTCATATCAGGCCAGCGACAGGCCAGCGCGCGACAATACGCAAGGCCACAAGTCCCGCCAGTACTAGGGCGCACAACAGCACCCCATAGAAGCCATTCTCTGCCCGTTTCAGGGCCTATGCCCCCCCCCATCTATATAACCAGCCCAATCTGTAAAGAATCGCAGAGATCGCAATCCAGGGCCTTCTAGGGCCTTGCTGTATGTTTAAACAGTGTTTAAAAGTGACATGCATTTGACGTTACTTTTTGGCTTGGATTTGGTCGGGATTCGCCACTTTGGCCACCATTTGGGCCAGGATTTGGTATAAATCCTCCACATTTAGTGCTTTTTGGGGGTGTTTTGAGGTCGTAGGTACTCTGGCAGGCAAGCCCCGTGGGTAGTTTCGCGC